TTATTCTTTGGGTTTCAGTCTATCAGCATTAGCAATATACAGGGCAATAATAAGTATTAGTATTGAAACAGAATAAATAATAAACATCTGAGGGTCCTTATGTTCAACTATAATAAGCCGAATTACAGCTGTAATTGCAATATAAATAAAATATTGTAATGGGAAATGGTAATTTGACTGAAAGTACTTGATAATCAACGCAACAAATTCGAAATATAGAAAATATATAATAAGCTCATCGACCAGCAAATAAATCGAAATGGAATCACTAGCGGAAAATAGTAGTTTCGATAAAACAATAGTTTCTTTTATTAAAAAAGAAATTAATATAATAGCAAGTAAAATCAGCGCAGCACTGCTAATCCACTGTAACACTCTACATATTAATTTTGATTGACTTAGTCCTGACATGGTAACTCCTCAGGAATTTAACCTTTCTCATTAAAAATATAGCATCATTAAACATTTAAATGGACCACCATCAAGGCCTCGAACCTCGACTTTTAGTTTTATCAGGACTAAATACTCTTCCAATTGAGTTAATGGTGGAATAAATTTATTTAGCTAAATTTATAATATATGCGATAATTAGAATGAATATGATAATCAGTACAAAAACAACAAGCATGTTTTGTGAAAAATTCAAAATACGTTGATAAAGATTTGACCATTTCATAAATAATACCTTAGAAATCTCACTTACCTTTCAGATAATATTTTTTAAATGCAAGAGTTATGGTAATGAGATACTTTAAATTGCTAACACTCAGAGAATTGTAATTTTTTCAATTAATTACTATAAGAACTGAATTAAGAATGCTACTCGATTTAAAACATGACATAGAGCATACACTGGTTAATAGGATCTTTATTCACAACAACATAACACTTTAGAAAAGCTATTACACTTGATTAGTGTTAGTTTTTAGGGAAAATGTATCCACCACCGAGCTGGCTCCATGATGAACTATCGAACAAATAAATTACACCAAGAACGACGATAATTAGTACAGCCACAATGAGGATTTTTTTATAGATACTTAGAACTCGACTATAAAATGTTTGCTTTTTCATTCGTGTTTCCTTAGGAAAGTGATTCCCTTGGATACCACATCTATTTTTTAGATAAAAGCTTGCGGAGGCAAGATTTACTACTCATAGCAATGGGGTATAATTATCAAACAAGCATACCACGTCAGCTTAAATAAATACGATTAATGCGATAAAACCTCATTAAAAAGAGGTTTAAATGTGAATCAAATTATTTATCAGCTAACTTGAGCTTTCATGACGCTTTTACAAAAGATACATTTTGCACCATGTGGATTATTGGCCGAAACATCAAACTGTGAAGTTCTATACTGGGATCCACTACAGCAAGGACATTTAAAATACAAATAGATTTTTATAGTGCCACCACGTTTCCAGCTGCCGGGCCTTTCATTCCATTCTCGATGGTAAATGAGACTTGTTGGCCTTCAATTAACGATTTAAAGTCATCGCTCTGAATAGCAGAAAATGGACAAATACATCTTTACTACCATCTGCTGGAGTAATAAAACCGAAGCCTTTATCATCGTTAAACCATTTTACTGAACCAGTTAATATATTAGACATAGAAATTCCTTTAATTATTTAATATTTGCCATAAGGCATAATAGAGTTTTTTTTAATTTTTACTTATGGGAATTAATTAGAAGGAATTCGCGATGAAGTGATATCAGGGATAACGCTAAATGGTGAACAACTTGAAACTGACTAACATAAATAGGTTTGTACTTCCAAAACAGTAAGGGTATTAAGCCACACCCCCCCGACTATAGCAAGTTTTATTTTTCACTCCACTTTAAGATAGATTATTATTTAACGAATTCCTTTTCAATACAAATCTTTAAAAAGTAATTACTTTGAAAATGACGACTTTTTCTCTGAGTTAACACCTGTTTTACTAGAATAAATGTAAAAAATCTACAGTTTTTAATTTTATTACTTATAATTTAGTGTTTCATACTATTTTTTATACAATCAGAGCATATCTTAACAATCTTATAGCGTGATTTTTTAGCAGCTTCAATAGCTTGCATAGCATTAAAAAAGTTACCAAGGTAAAATCTATTTGAAGCCATAGGCATATTCTTGCATCCAACCTTATGTATTTTATAACCACCCTGTGGTTCAACTATAGTCTGAATATAATAATTCATTTATCTCTCCTTTATTTTTCAAAGATGCTATATCAATATTTTTCCACCATAAATTAGTCCTCGAATCTCAGCGTTGTTAAAACCCATTACTCATTTAGTTTTAGCTAACTGTGGAATAATTTTACATCCAATATACAAGTGCAAATGTAGCCAGAAGTAATACCGTTATAATTAGCACATTTTCTGTAAGTGATAAAATCCGATGATATAATGCAGATAAATTCATAGGTAATTCCTTAGGAAACAATTCCTTTGGATACCACATCTATTTATTAGATAAAAACTTGCGAATGCAAGGTTTGCTTTTTATAGCAATGGGGTATAATGATCTAAACCACTATAACACATTACCTATACTTTTACTTGGTTAATAACCTCTGAATACCAAATTCCATCGCAGAATGATTTAATTGAGATAATTATCTAATTGATTTAGCCCACTATAACCATAATAAAAAGATTAAATATCTTAAGTTAACTGCTTTATTCTTACTACTTTTTTATTCATCGTAACTAATCTTTAATATAAATAAAAAATCAATTATGGGTCTTTTAATCAGAAAGAAAACTACTCATATTTTATAGTAACGTAGCTAAATATATAAGGAAGGCTCTCCATCTGGTCTAGTTTTAAATCGTCTATGAGCCCATAAATACTGTTCTGGTGCTTTTATTATTTCCTTTTCTAATATGGAATTAATGGTAGTCGCGTCTTGTAAAGCATCATTAGTTGGATAATTAATAATTTCTTTTCCTAGTACTAAATCATAATTAATACCATTATTATTACGTAATAATGTCACCGTAAGTGTTGGAGATTGAGATAATTGAGCGAGCGTTGATGTGCCTTTTGAGGTAGAGGTATTTTTAACTGAAAAAAATGGTGCAAATACTGTCCCTTTACGACCAAAATCTTGATCTGGTGCAAACCAAATGGCTTTACCACTTTTCAAGTCTTGTACCATAAATCTTAAATTTTTTCGGTTTATCATCCCTTTTCCTGATCTGCATCATCCTTTTGTTTGAATATATTCCATCGCTTTATTGTTATGTGGCCTATACATCGCATTAACAGGAAAGCAAAGCCCCATTATCCTACCACCCAACTCTAAGGACATAAAATGAACGCCAACTATAATTATCCCTTTATTTTTGGTTATTGCATTTTGATAGTTAGACGTCCCTTTAACTTGAAATAATCTTTTTATTTTCTTATCACTCCAAAACCACGCAATCCCTGTTTCAAATAATGCAATACCTAACGACCTTAAGTTTTCAGTAGCTAGGTCGTCTATCTCTTTGGGACTTTTATTTGGAAAGCATAATTCTAAATTTCTTTTTATAATTGAAGCTCTTCTTTTAATAAAATACTTCGAGTTTTTGTCCATAAAGGTACCAAGCTTAACTTGCCATTTATAAGGTAATTTAACCAATAAAAACAAAACCATAATTCCTACTCCATGTCATAGCATATTTAGGATGGAGTAACTTTATAGAAAAAAATTCTTGGCGTACATTATATTTACCAACACTTTGTTTTTGCGATATGCAATGTATCTTAGACTGTTAATTTTATTTTAAATTCAAAATCTAATTAGATATTTATCAATATACAGTTTAAACTAAAAATTCTCAAATGTTCATCATGTGTACCTAAAAAAACACGATCTCCTGTATAAATCTATCCTATAAACAATACATCTTCTGAAATATGTTATCGCCTTGTATCTAACTCACTAAAGATCATATAGTTACACTCCATACAAAAACAACCATCGAAGGCTAATCGATAGGGTTATATATTTACAAATATCAACTGGCTATTATTTAAACAAAGGCGTAGATTTAAATGGCTCACTTAATAAGCTAATACTTACAGCGAGCACGCACGACCTGTCTACTCGACAATACATAATAAAACATCAGTAAACCTAGAACGTTTAGACCCCTATCTAACATAGGGGTCTTTTTTATTCTTTAAAGATGCTTTTTCCCATCTTTTCATAAAGTAAAAATCGTTCATCAACACCTAATATTTCATAATATTTATTGATTGAAACCTACCACATGAATTTTTTTTTGCGTATAACTTTATCAGGATAAAACACAAACAGACATTTCATTGAGTTCTTACTATTGCTTGAATTTAATTACCTTAATTGTTAGTACTATTCTAATTTTTCACCAATATTTAGCTGAATAAATACAGAATAAAAATTTTAAACTTAAGTAAAAAGTCAAATACTCAGTATTCAACTTAGTTCTCAAGTGGCTATGAAACTTTACAAATATAATCTGGTTATTATCCATACAAAAGGGTACTGTTACAAAGTTGAAGTATGCTTTAGCTATGAATCCTAAACATACATGACCTTTCAACTACCTCAAAATAATAAGACTTATGCTAACCAAAACACATTAGGGCCCTCATTAGACACGTGGGTCTATTTTTTAACATACTAATTACCATTCTCTTTCATTAGAGCATATATTTACTAATCAATTATCAGTTCAGCTTTTTCACCTAGCTATTCAAAAAACTAACTATAAAAATGAATCATCAGTGATCGTAAATATCCTTAACATTAATGATAGTCTTCAATAATTGCTATACATTTATAGTGAATGAAGCTGCATTACTGCAGCTTTTCTACATATAACTATAGCGGGGAATTATTTCCACCTTCGAATGATTCTTGCTCTGCCCTTTCCGCTTCCTCTGCTGCACGTTTAGCTTCTTCTTGCGCTAATCGCTCTGCTTCTAGCTTAGCGAGTCTCTCTGCTTCAGCTTGCTTTTGATTGTAGATGGAGTTAGGTGGCATTTCGACACGCATGTCTATCCAGCGCGATTCAGGTACGTCACAAGGTTCGTAGTTTTCGAAGTAAACAGGCACGCCTTCTTCATCAAAGTGCTTAATGCGCTTATTCTGGAAACGTTCTGGCATATCTGCGTTCTGTTGGTGGAAAACAAAAACTTCAATATCCCCATCAGGTCTCACCTCGTAATCAATGAGAACCATGTTTTTACCGTTATGGTCTTGAGGAATGACAAAGCCGTTATTGATCCCCCATGCACCATCTGCATTAAAACCCACAACACCTTTAATGAGGTAATGACCAATACCAAGGTACTCCATTTCAACGCCTTCAGATTCGTCGTTAAGCTCAATGTAGTCAGCAAAAACTTTAATTATCGGTGATGCCGCTTTTAAGTTGCCGTTTGAGTCTTTAGTTGTGTTTTTGTCTGAGTAAAAAATACATCTCTCTGGTTTTGAGCCAGTACTGCCCTTTCGTATCATTTGAAGCCAGCTATTACTATAATTTGGCAACAGCAATACTTGTGAATTACTCCCTGCTGAATATTTTGCAATAATACTTGAGCCATAAAAATCAGTTATACCAAGCTCTGCCATACCTTCAATTGTGTGTGTAAGGCTATAGAACCCAACTTTATTTTTACTAAAATCACTAACACTTGGTAAAAAACCGCCATTTTCAGCACCGCCTAGCCCAAAATTACCAACTTGCATTGCTGTTCCCATGGACTTAGGAAACGAAGTGCTGTATTTGATTTTCCCATCAGGCCCACGCTCATATAGCTGAGCCATAACGGGTTGTTCGTCAGGCTTAGATTCTAAGTAAAGGGTTGAGCCATCATCTTTTTTCAATCTTAAAGTTGGATAATTTAGCCCTTTTTTATATACCGTTATTAACTCCATTTCCCCTGTAGTTTTATCAACCTTTCCATCTAGCAGCCTATCCCTTTCTTTCTCCGTTCTCAGTTGCATTTCAGTGCCATCAGGTAACACCACTTTAATCACACCGGATTCGGTCATGAGTCGGTTCAATATCATCATCAGTTGATAGCTTTCAGTAACCATCGCTGTTGCTTTGTTAACGCCGTCTGATACTGAACCAATCATCGTGATTGAAATAACGTATTTCACATCTGTTAGCGCCACTGGAACGGGAAAGCTTAACGTCATTTGTGTATCGCTTTCCACCGAGCGAATACTGTTTTGATATATCGTATTGCCCGACTGGATAAGAATAATTTGCCCCACAGAGACTTTCGTCACGCTGTTTTTCCATAACGTGTTTTTGCCTGTGATTTTCGGGTCGTTAGCCTTTGTTGAGATAGTGCCAATTTCATAAATCATGGTGTTTCCTTGAATTTTGAACGTAAAAAACCGCAATTAAGCGGCTTATTTGTGATTGGGTGTTTTTAGAAACTAAAAGTAATCATTAAAATCGATGCAATAGGAACTGGAATACACGACTTGGTTATACATATAGTTGGCGTAACTTGGGTAAAAATCGATGGTCCACATCCGGTTTGCGATTAGCTTGTTATTTTCAACTCTAAACCCTGATAAATAACAGTTAACGTTTACCCTTTCATTTTCTAACCAGGTATTGGGCATATCCATGCTGAACATCGGTCTTTCAAATGAGCTTGTGGCGACATTTCCACTCATTTTGATGGTGTGCCCATTATTAAAGAATGGAATGTAATCTGAATTGAAAACCACTTTACCCTGTTTGTTCCAAATCGTTAATCCATCGGCGGGTTGTAGATTTAAACCGTACGAAAAAACGACGACATACACCCAACCCGCCCCCCAAGATATAATTCGGTTGTTAGGCCTGTCATAGCGAAGTACTTGGCTTGTGCTTTCTGGTCGCAGGAAAACTAATGCAGAACTACGATTGGGTATATCGTTCGGTAAGCTCCAGTACCCTCGATTGTTATTGACGTCGATATAAATTTTCTTACGATAAACACAATAAGCCACTTCATTTTCTTGGGTGATACTTCGAAAGTTATCAATTGCTGCAGACGCCCCTGCATTCAAAAATAAACCATAAGTATCAGGTGGATTATCTTTTAGCGTGCCGTATAAGAAAAAATGCGATTCTCCATCACTTCCCGGCAACCAACCATCGGGGCCACCGAACTCATCATAATAGCAGTGGAAAGTATCTCCTGAGGTCCAATAGCTACCGACTCTTACCATTTGTACCGAGCCATAGGCTAGAAAATGACAAAGTGCTGAGGGAATAATCACCACGTTATACCGAGAGAGCCCGGGCACATTAACGGACTTGTTTCTGTTGTCTTTTTGTGGATATCTGGGATGGGTGGTAATTTTAGTGATGAATGTGAGTGGGTAATTGTCTTTTGTCAATTCAATAGGCTTTCCTCCATCTTTAGGATTAATAAATAAGCCCAGATCACTCATGGTTTCCTCCCAACTTTAACCGCCCATCGCCCTGATTGGTCATAAATCATCAACCCTGTTGCATCTAAAATGACACGCCCAGCATCACCGCTCACCTTAAAATCACCGTAGACTTCCAGTTTATTGAATTCTGCGCTACCTGTTTCCGCATCAAGCCGATAACCAACCTTGCCTTTTTCATAGCGTTTTGACTTGATTTCTACACCAACCAGGAGCTTTTCAATTGTGGCCTTGTTAATAAACGCTTCATTGATGAACACCTGACCATTTTCAACAAAAAAGACGGGTTCTAACTTGCCACTGTATGGATTGAAAATACCGAAGGTATCTGCACTGAAACCAATTTGTGTAACCACTTTTCCATTCTGAACAGTTGCGCCCATGAGAAACTTAGCGTCATAGTATTGGCCGTTCCAGTTAATACCCGTCTTAATTGTGTAGATAGCAGAGCCATTTCCTTTGTGATCGAAAACGGTTTGCCCACGCAATTCAATTGCTGCCTTATTATCACCAATTTCTGATTTAATTAGCTCATTTAATTCCGCTTGTGATTTCTCATTATCAGACACTGTTTTCTTAAGTGTTGTGATGGTTGCATTCACATCATTAAACTGCGTTTCTAGCTTTTCAATAGACTGTGCAAATGATTGGAATTTATTAGCTGTAACAGTATCGAGTCGAGTAATAGACGCTTTTATTCTTAATTGCTCAACCGATTGGTTGCCATATTCCGCTGTCAGCTGCATCCCCATTTCTGCTAGTGAGCTTTCAGCATTGGCAATTGTGCGTGACAATTGATTAATTAACGCTTCATTATCATTAAATCGGGATTCTGCTGTTTCAATATGCTTCGTCTGTGTCTCATCGATTTTAGCAATCGCCTCTGACTGATCCGTAATACGGGCATCCATCGATCCTAATTTGTCATCAACTTGTTTAATCTCAGCTTTAACCTGTGAAATATCTTTCGCTGTTGACTCCTCAAGTGTTGATAATGACTCTTGCACTTTTAGAACAGCGGATGAGGTTTGCTCGTAGTCGGTTTTAACTTGCTGCTGCCAACGCGCTAGCGCCTCCTGGTCTGATACTCTCACTTGTTCAAGTCGGAATATTTCAGATTTACGCGTGCCCTCTTCTTCGAATAAGCGCCATGAGACTTGATTTAACATCATTGTGTTGTTAAGTGTCGCTTCGGCTGCTTGCTCAAGTTGCAGTTGAACATTTCCTTGATTGAAGTCGATTTGCTCCTGCATGATTTGACCGGCTTCATTGCTGAGGAAATTATTACCCAATTCGTCAATCATATCCTTTGGCGTTCCGCTAGCTTGGCCTACGGCTTCAACAAATTGAGATTTTCCGTAACTGTTAACAGTTCGAACATAAAACCAATAATCAGTGTCAGCTTTTAAATTCTCCTTAGTCCAGAATTGCCCTTGGCCTTGTCGATTAGCTTTAGTAGTAACTTCAGTGTCATTCGTGCTGGCCAGTTTCTTGTCGCTGAACCAAAACTCAAACGTATAACCATGTTGCGCGGTTTCGCCACCGTGCGGAATGCAGGTCAGAGAGAACATACCGCCAACCATTTCAACGCTAACCGGTTTAGGTGGTGCTTGGATATCAAAATCAACAATCGCGGGGGCAGACATCGCGCCAGCCGCATTGATAGAACGGACTTCGGCACGATATGAGCCACGCACAAGGCCTGATAAATCTACTCTGTCTTGTGGCACCTGAATGGACTGAATAACTTTGCCATTTTCAATAATGTTTACCGTGTTATAGCGAACATCTGCAGCTGCTGATTGCCAGCTCAAATACCCTTGAACAACTTCACCAATATTAGTGGCCACAAAAGCAAGGTTAAGCGGTGGTGCCACGCCGCCAGTGGGTAAAACAGTGAATGGAGGCCGAACAAAAGGTTTACCAATTATATCCTCATAGATATAAGCTCCGTCTTCCTCGAGGAGAATATCAACGCCCTCTTGCGGGTGAAATTTCCACTCAGCCACACGACACTCAAAGTTCTGTATGCCAATATGTGGTAAGTTCAGCAAGCAAATATCCCCTGGTCGATACGCATAACCATCCATGTCCATTTTTAATTGAATGCGACGACCTGCGTGTTTTTTGCGTAGATATAAATTAGAAAGGCGTGCTGCTTGGTATGGGCTAGTAACAAATCGGTAATCGATGTTTTCTTTGATCTCTAACCCATCTTCCTCAATCCATTCATCAACAATGACCGGTTCAAAATCTGTTTTAACATATTGCTGCTCGGCATCGACGAAGGTACCGTAAATCGCATTAGTTGCATCACGTAGCGCAAGTTCAGGTGTGATATTAACGGTGTCGATGATTTGATTCGGTTCAATGCGCAATACAGCAGGGCCATTGTACGCTTGCATTAGAATTCCGTGCTTGCCAGCAACATAAGTCGGCTCTGCAGCAATGCACCGGTGCATATGATCAAGTAGTGATGACGGCGATTCGGAAAGCTCATAAGCCCCATTGATGGTATAGCGGGGTTCCGTATTCCCTTCCGGGGTTACAACCGGCTCATAGCTTAAATCTGCTGCTGTTTTAAATTCAGCAAAATTTATCTCTAAATCAGGCACATTGAGATAACTACGATAGTAATCAAGCGCAAGTAATACCCCATTGTCAGTCCAAATTTCCTTGCCAACTCTCGGGTCGTATACTTCCTTCCCCCACATTTCAACTTTGACATTAGGAACACCATAAGGGAATTTTTCAGCATCGTATTTCAGTGTTAACCGCAACCACGCTAAATTTTCGCCGATCATGTCATCTTTCCATGAGGGCGCATGCTTCAATAAATACGGGTCACTTGTGGTGCGGCCATTATGAAACTCGTAACTGACCTTGTCGCCAAAGGTTTCTATCAAATCATCATTTAACCAAATGCGGCCAATTTTATGAATCGGGTGGGCCGCAAGTGCAATGGCCATAAATAAACGTTCGCCATCCGTTTGGTTGCCCTTTTCTTCTTCGGCAAAGAAGAGAAGGCCTGAACACACTGTTTTACCAACAACAACGGTCTCTGGTGCCACTGCAGAACGTAGCATTTGCTTGCGTTCAGATTGATCCCGATAGCGCATCGATGGCATTTTTTCTTGGAAAATAAATGTGCTAGCCGCTTGAACCGCAATACCAGCCACAATTAAAGCGGTACCTAACCCACCTGTTGCCATAACACCCGCAATCATTAAACCTGCGGAGACGATATTAGAGACAACTTTACCCATTACTCAACTCTCCACGCTTTAATAGGTTTATGATTAACTGGTCGTGCGCCATCCTCAGTGACAGCCCATATCTTATTAGCCCACAGTACGCCGAGGGTTTTCCCTTCATCGCCTTCAAACATGACAAGGTCCCCACGTATCGCTTTATCGGGTTCTTTTTCTTGAAAAAAGCCCGATAGACCTGTTTCCAAATCCCCGAACTCAGATTTTAAAACTCGCATAGCCCCTGATTTGGTTTTGTATCTGCCTCGAGCCTTTTCTGCGATATCGACACCACACACTGCAATAGCGCAATCAGCAGCAAACAAGCAGCAATCATGCTCACCCCAAACAAACGGTTTTTGCATAGCTTGGCGCAAGGTTTCAGGAAGTTGAGTTGTCCAATTTGGGTGTCGCATTTGCTGATCTCCGGGCATAAAAAAAACCGCCGAAGCGGGTCTTAAAGATTGATAAATTTATTTTTTACACATTTCTAGAATGATCTTATCTTGCTCCGCACTATTAGAAATGGTTACGGAACCAACCTCTATATTGTATCCATCAATTGTGACTGTAGATATGAACATCCTGCTGCCAGCATATGCACCATATGTATTTTTAGAATTCACATATCCACATACGGTGGTATTCGTTAATTTATCATTAGACTCAGCCGGATGAGACTCTAGATCCCTAAAAATTGCCGAGGAAGGATCTTTCATTTTACTTGAAACTTTCTTCTCTACTGCATTAAATATAGATGACTGAGATACTGATGCCTCTCGATAAATGAAAATAGCTGCAACTATGCCGACCACTACAGCAAAACTAATAATCAATTGCTTATTCACTAGACTACCCTATACAGTTTTTTTAAGAGTAACGATAAATCACTTATAAATAAACGTTGGCGCATCTTTTTTGCTGCCCCAGTAGATTGCACGCTCAGCCATTTGCGCTACATACCGAAATATGCGATCGCCTTTATGCCTTTTTGTCCACGATTCATCCGTAAATCTATCAGGTAACCCCTGAGACCATCTTTCAAAACGATTAGAAACCGTGACTGCAACCTCATTATTATTACCGGTAGTAACACCAATATTGGAAATTTGCCCCGCAAAAATGATCTCTGCTAATGCTGGCTTGCCATCGAGATCTAAAGCCACCAGCATCAAGCTAACATTGCGCCCACGACTTCTTTCATTCATAACATCAGCAATAAGTAAAGAATCAAACCCAGAAAGTGACAATATCAATTGTTGTGGGCTGGTTGAGTTGTTTTCGGTAACGGGCTCTATACTCCCCAAAGAGCCAACACCTTGATACACTTCACCCGCAATAATTAAATTGCCAAGCCCAGTATGTGCTCTTGTCACGCCTGATTTGAGATCCAGTTTGGCTGCAATAACCAGTTCGAAACCATCATTAATGGCCTTTACCATTGCATTTGAAAAAGGATGATACAACATCAGTATAACGCCTCCTCAAATGTGATGGTGACATTGGATAATACACCAGGGCGATACTGAAAATTCCCCTGATCATTGCTTGTTAATTTAAAAATACCGAACGGCCTCGCGGATTCTATTTTCTCATTAACTTGTGGTGACAACCTTAGCGTCGGTGAAATGGGAATAATTGCATTCCCATCTTTATCACTTAACACATTTTCAGTAACCATCTTGAGCTCATTACTCACTGTAATGTAATCCCCTTTGCGCACTACAACTGAATTTTTTAACCATCCCTTTGTTTGCAGAGATTTCCCCGTTTGGTTTCCTATACTAACAAGTGGCGAACCCTTACCTTGTAATCCCTGCCTGATCCAATTGCTAATTTTCACTCGCCCGCTTTCGCCGTCCAGTTGCGCCATTAAAACTTCTAACTCTCTAGATATGGCTTCAGTGAGATTATTAAAAGTCAAAGTGCAGCGCCAGCGGCTTCCTGAAAACCTCACCGTTTGGCTACTCCCTGTAAATACCGAGGTAAATGTTTTACTGTTACTGATTAACTGCCAGTTCATTGAGGAAGGTACGACATTCTCAGGCCATTCAAGTACCATTATTTTACCTCCCAAGGCTTTTTCTCAATGTGCCATTATTTTGAAAGTCCCGCTGAATCTTAGCTAAAGCATCCTGTGAACCTTGCTTTGCTCCCATTTCTGCCGCCTGCTGAATAGCCTCTTGTAAAGCCTGATCACCATTCCCTGTTAGATGAAAAGTTTGTTGGATAATAATATTTGGAGTTTGTTGCTGTGCATCTAAACCAAGCACCCTTATCCCCAGAGAACCATCACGTGCACGGGTTAATGGCATAATTGCTTCCGCACCAGCTTCTCCCATCAATCCCATTTTAGGTGCACCTCCCTTTGCAAACGGGAATAATGTCGGTGATTTCACGATAGTATTACTATATGCACTTAACCCCGGTGAACTGTAGGTACCGCCTTTAGCATTTGGTGTAGGAGCCGCCCCTACACCAATAGCATCACCAAATGCAGTGCCCGCAAACCCAGCCTTTAACGCATTAAATATCATCATCTGAAAAATCATTTTTGTAATTTCAGTCACAATAGATTGCGCAAAATCTGCAAAGTTTAGTTTTCCAGTGGCGGCAAAATTAGCTAGCATTCCAGACATATCACTTAGTGCGCCATTACTGATTGTGCGCATTTGGTCATACACATTCTCAGCAGAATTACCAAAATCCTGAATACCTTTCGCCATGCCAGTTGTTGCATTTCGATTCATCGCTAATTTATCGCGAGAAGATTGCCTAACAATATCTAATTGCCTTTGTTCTTTTTGAGATAAAAAGAGCGTTTGATCTGCATAGAGTTGAGTGGTTTTATCCGATACTTCTTTATCTAGCTGATAACGACGCTGGCGAAAATCATCACGAACCCTTTGCTCCTCCAGCATAAGCTCATATGCAGGTTGGCTCATGGTCATTTGTAACATTTGATTTGATGAATCCTGACTTAATTTTGATGTTCGTTGCATCACTTCAAAATTCTGATCATCAAACTTTTTTCGTAGTTCTTTGTATTTTATTTCCTTTTCTAGCTCTGCATTTTTTATTAACTGTGCACGAATTTCAGATGAATGGGCTTGAATGGTTTTTTGCCGAGCGTTTAAATGCTGCCCCTGCAATCCAATTAACTCTTGGTCAAATGAAGCAAGCTTACGTTCAGACGCTGTTAGCCCCTCGGTTTCCTCTAACTGAGCACGTAACGCCGCACCTTGTTGTAAAAGCTGTTCTATCCGTTGCTTCCCTTCATCAACAACAGCATTACCCCCCGTTTTTTTAGGCGTCGTAAATAGCTTATCCAATCCCTTTAATGCTTGTTGATACTCCGTTGCCGAAATAGTGCCTTTATCGAGCATGTCCTTAAATTGTTTTTCTCTATCGGCGCGTTCTTTTTGCTGATCTGTTCCTGCTTTGAATGCCGAGTTAAAATTCGTCGTTATCTCAAGTTGTTTATATGCAGCTTCTTTTTGCTCTAATAACTGTTTTTCCTGTACTTGAGACTGCTCTTTTTTGAGTCTTATTGCCTCCTCTAAGAAGGCGTTATTCATCTGAGTATTTATTTTTGCATAATTACTACCATTGGTTATGTCATATAACCCTTGATAGCTGCGCCTAAGAGATTCTACTTCTCCTTTTTGTACTTTCAGCGCTTCGCTTTGAGTGTTTTCTGCTTTTGTCTTAGCTTGCAATGTCGATATCTGAGCTAACTCAGAAGCTTCTCTTGCCTTTCCTTCCCTTTCAAGTTGAGCGATTCGTTGCACTATACCCGATTCAACAATAACGCCTTCATCAATTAATTTTTTTATCCCTGCTAATGGTTGCTCACCTATGGAAACTAATTTACTAATAAGCAAGTCAACACTGCCACCAGACTTTTCCATCTGGATGCCAAGTTCTGATACCTGATGTAGCAAGTCACCAGAAAAACCCGCAGACGCAGCTGCGGTAACTGATTTATAGGCTTCCGCGGTACCCCCCAATTCATTGGCAAGATTACGCAGATCATAGGCCGTTGTTGTTAGCCCTAAACCACCTTTTTGCAACGCAGCATTAAAGGCCTTTTGGCGTTCTTCTGCTTGCTGATACTGGGAATAGAGATAAGTAAAAGCTCCAGCTGATGCCATGATGCCAATGCCAACCGCCCCCCCCATCATTCCCCAAGCGCTTTTAAACAAACTCGCGCTATTAGCTGCAGCACGCTGAGAAAATGTCAGTTCTTTGCTGGCTTCGGATAGTTGATTGGTTGCTGTTGTGAGGTTTTTCTTACCATCAAGTTCGCTTTTATTTGCTGAAATAATCTCAATAGATGCACTTTGCATCCGCTTTTTGGCTTCAGCCTCGGCAATATTAGCCTCTCGGATAACTCGCGCGTTCTTGGCATGTTCTTCCGCATAACTAACAGAAATACCGTGTTGTTTATTAACTTCGACCTGTCGCTCTAAATATTCATCGAGCGAAAATGCTTGCTCACGCCTTGCAATGGCCTCATCACGCATTTTGGCAGCAAGGTTAATTTTTTCTTGAGCGCTTTTTCTATCAGCTTGAGCGCCTTCAATTTGTGCACGCGATAAGTTAATTGCCTCATGTGCAGCCTCTTGTGCAACACGTTGCTGCTCTGCTAAAGAAAACTTAACGTTATTCACGTTTTCCAAAGAACGCTCTAAAGCCGGAATGAAGCCACCAATTAAACTACTGGTGGCAACATTAGAGCCTGCGGATACATTCGTTAATGCGGTTCTTAATTGACCAAATCCAAGCTGAGAGCTTCGCGCCATCTGGCCAGAAGCCGATAGATCAGCGCCAGCTTTTCTGGCATTAGCTGAAACCTCTAATAACCTCTCGGCTGTTTGCCCGGCATCTTTGGATGCAGACTGCACAAACTTTTTGGATTCTTTGCTAGCAGAATCATAAGCATCAAACACTTGGGATTTAAAAGAGGCTGCGTTGAGGTGTAACGCAACCGCTAAACTTGCAACGTCAGCCATTTATCACCCTCATGACATCATTACACTGCGCCTCAATATCAGGCTCAACTTGTGTAATATTTGGTTGAAATTCTGGCGCTTCTTTATTGCCAGACATAAAAAAAGCCTGCCAATGTGTGAGTATATCGGCAGGCAATTGAGCTATTTTTCTTGGGTCTGGCTCACCCCACCTATCTGCTAATTGGAAAATGAGCTTAAGGCGAGGTGAGTTGGTTAGTTTTTTTGGGCTTCCTCCACTGTTCCATAACTGAATTGCTGAACAAACTTCAGCGCTTCAAGTAATGTCGGGGTATCATGCGCTTTGATTAACTCATCATCCGTTGGCAGCTCTTTTTCTGAAAGTGGCTTTCCTTTCTCGTCACAAATCGCTTTTAAAATTAGCCTTGCGCCTGCTTTGCTCGCATCAGAGTTAAGCCCTGTTTCACGGGATTGTTGTAGATCGCGCTCATACTCATCGATTTCAGCAATTGTTAGTCGACGAATGAAAACGGTCGTGTTAAGAATTGTGTGACTCTCAACATAAGGATTCGATTTTAATAGTGATGACTTTAACGACATTATTTTGTTCCCCCTGCGGCAACTACGCCCCACTTAACGTTGTTTTGTTTGCCTTTGACAGAGATCTGCATAACTTCGCTAGCTGGCGCACTCACATCATTCATTTCCCAGCCTGCTAACGCCAAGATCATCGTCGCTGTACGTTTATTTGGGAATTGCGCATAAAACTGAACAGTCTCGCGCGCGTCAGCTGCCGTCAAAAATGCAGCAAAATCGACATTTTCAGGATCATCGATAAACACTAATGTTTTTTCTGGGCCGTCTGGCAAGTCTGAAACTGACTGTTTATTTAAGTCGATTAACGTTGTGCAATCGACAAAGCTACCTGTAATACCTGTAGCACCAATGGCTCTACAGTTTACGAGCGCTTTCATTTGCTCAACGGCGTCACCCGGCTTACCAAATTTAACAACTGTACCTGCGGGAAGCACTGCATATTCAGGAGAGGTTTTTCCTGCCATAGTTTTTACTCCAACTAAATGAATTAACGATAATTTTCGATGCTGGCGCGTATTTCAGCGGCTAGCGTGTTTAAAATAAATTGGCGGTTATAGTCCAATGCTGGACGGATGAAGGGATTAGGGATTTGTTTTACGGTGCCAAACTCTTGTGCTTTGGCTTTCATTTCGTGAGCTTTACTTGGCCCTACACGAACAGTCATTACAGAGAGTGTTTTTTGGTCTTTCATGCGGCTCGTTGTACGGATCTTGATACTGTCGCGCATGTGCTCTGATTCGCTAGTCGCATCATAGCCTGCGTGCTGTTTCATATCCTCCAGCACAGGTGCCATTGCTTCACGCCCAGCTTGTCGAAGTACTTTTGTTGTTATGCCCTCCCCTAAACGGTTTAACTCATACTCCAATTCTTTGAGGCCTTTTATCTCAACAGTTACCCTCATTCAGCCCCCTCTGGATAAGTGATAATAAAATCACGCATCACACGCCAAATAACCCGTTTATCCGTTTGCTCTTCTCTGTTTTGCATGAAATTACCTCGCTGAACTGTTTGAACGGGATAACGACCAATATGGCCATGGGTGATGTTTTCCCAAGCATTGAGCACTACTTTTTCAAGCTTTAAGGCTCTTGGATAGTCATTAGGGATCTGAAAGGTAATTTGAAACCGCGCTTGAACAAGAGATGTTTTAGCTAGGCCAGTTATCATTTTGGGGTCGCTTATTTTCTGATAAGTCACGCCCTCAAGCACTTTTGAAGGAAGCGCGACAGGGTAAGCATTCAATCCCGTCAATCGCTCTAAGTCTGCCTTGATATCAGTTTCTATCATGTCGACTATCGACCTCTGCTGTAATAATTAAACGGTCTGGCTGGTTTCTATCTAAAGCGCGCACCGTAAAGTTGCGCTTTTGATAAGCAATTATCCATCCCTCATTGATATCGCTACGAGGCCGAATGGTGAAATGGTAGGTTTCGATAACTTGTTGCTGATCTGCAGTGCGAATTTTGCGATTAGACATCGCCTCCACTTTGGCCCATACGTCAGTGACTTTTACTAACTCTGTTTTAGGTTCACCAAAATCGTTCCTGACCTCTTCTGGGCGTGATAACGCAATACGTTTATTGAGTTCGCCGGCTTGAATCGATGTCATATCCCATACCTCACATAAGGTTGTAATAAAGCATCAAATCCCAGCGGAAGTTGAGCGCCAGACGCGCCAACAACAACAGATTCTCGATTAGCATACCAATGACCAATGATCAGCAGTGCCGCAAGGCGTACGTCACCACTAAAAACCAAATTCAACTCAGGATCGATATCTGCCTCAGACTCTTGAACTAATGTCCGCCTTGTATGGCTTTCAATCAAACGAAGCGCCGCTGCTGAATAAAGTGTTAACAAATCATCTTCTTCAACATAATCAATCTCTAATCTGAGTTGTTGTTTGATAAGTTCAAGAGAAAGCATTATTTCTCCTTTTTGCCTTTAGTTTCTTTTTTTGGCTCTGGCTCTACAAGCTTCTGTTCACCTTCAATTTCAACTGCATAGCCTTTTAAAACGAGTTCACGGCCATGTTGCTCCAGTGTTTCTATTTCTTCACCTTCTACAACTACCTTATTACCAAAATAAATTGCACGTAATATCTTTAGTTTCATAGATCACCCCAAAAAGAAAAAGCGGCCTATTGACCGCTTTCATGTATTATTCACCTGTTTTTGGTACCGTAAAATCACCATAAATAAAGGCTTCAGGTCGTTTTACCGCTAATGCCAATCGTTCCTCGCAACGAATGGAAATCATGTTTTTCTCGAAGTCATCAGTATTCTCAGTAGAAATGACAACGTTAGTTTCCTCACGGTCAAATAACTGAGCCCCTGCATTGAATGCCCCAGTTAAAAACTTACCTTTGAAAGCGGCAGTTTCAGTGGCAACAACAGGTAATCCCCACAGAGTAGGTCCCGTTAGTGCCGCTGGATTCGCTAAAATATAACGGCCTAAGGTATCTTTCATTAACTCAATTTTCGCCCAATCAACAAAGTGCAACACATGACCAGAGGCTGGGAATCGTGCTAACTGAGCCTGCAACATTGCAAGTCGCAGATCATCAATACCATTTTGTTTCTCTACCTCAAACTCCGCTTTAAATTTAGACGCCTGTGGAATGATGCCGTGTAAGTGGGCTCCAGAACCATCACCAAATAAGATTTCCTGCTCTTCCACAAACTTCAACCCGTAGCGCATTTCTGCGTCAACCAGTGACTGCAACTGTGAAAAGTCATCTAAGATTTGCTTAGATGCTTTAAACAAATGTGCAATGGTAGTTACTGCGGTAATTTTTGGCTCGAATTTAATATCACTGTAGGGTTTAGCTGTATTTTCAGGCACAACAGCAGCATTGTTAGTAAATCCAGTTTGCTGAACCCAGAAAATTGCAGGTGATTGTGTTTTGCCCGGCGCGATAAGTTCACGGATAAACAAACGTTGCTTTGGTGCGACATCGACTCCTGGTAATCGTTGAGGAGGAACTATACCTTCTGGAACATCGGTAGAAATTAATGCGGCATTAACCGGCACTGAAATCCGTTTATTTCCCTGAATACTGGAGTTGATATCTTTTAATACTTCAGCAGAAACAAATTGCTGACCGACACTTTTCACTGTTTGTAACGCATTATTAAGCGGCATCTGAGCGACATGTTGCTCCAGATCACCTAATGCAGCCTTTAAAGTTGTCTCAGCAGCTTTTAAAGCGTTTAAATCAGATGCCATTTTATCAACAGTGTCTTTAGTTGAAGCATTTAAGCTACCAGCCGCTTTCGCTTCTTTTAAAGCCTCCTCCGCTTTAGCGGTAAATTTTTCATTGGCTTCTTTGATTGTTGCTGACAAGGTTTTCAATAATTCATTTGTATCAGACATAGTGTCTCCAATAATTAATTAGTTTTTGCAAAGGCCCTTACAGCCTCTTGCAAATCAGATAAGGTTTTTGGGTTTATTTCGTTGGTAGCGCTTGGCATACCATTAGGATCGGAAGTAGCGCCCGGCATACTTCCCGTTAAGGCACTAATTAGTTTTCGTCGCTCGGAACGCGGCATTTCCGCTTTAGCCAATGCTGCATCGAGCTTACGTATAGCGGCTTGGGGACTTTCATCACCATCATTAATTTCATCAGCCGCAAGCAACCCGTCAGCAAAACCTTTTGCTATTGCATCACTTGATGCGATATAGGTTTCATCATCCATCATTTTGCTGACAACACTTTCAGACTGACCACTTCTAGCAACATAGATATCGGCCATTGATTTATCAAAAGGCTCTAAGTCTGCCGCTAATTTTGCAAAGTCGTGCCGGTTACCAACCCCTATTGACCAGCAGTTGTGGATCATCAAAAACGCACCGCGCCCCATATGAATTTCATCGCCTGCCATCGCAATAATGGATGCGGCTGAAGCGGCAATGCCCAAGATATTAACGGTGACTTTGCCACTGTGAGCACGAAGCAAGTTATAGATAGCCAACCCTTCAAACATGTCACCACCTGGGCTATTGATATTGACGACGACATCATTGTTCCCAATAGCGCGAAGTGCACCAGAAATACGCTTAGCGGTTACTCCCTCCCCCCAATAATCCTCACCAATAACATCTAAAACAGAAATCGTGTTGGCAGAGCTAGCGGCACGGATGCTGCTATTCCACTTATCAAGTGCTCTTGGTTTGAGTTCATAGCTAATCGATGCGCAGGGGCGATCCTCCAGCGCAACTGGCAAATTGTTTCTTTTCATTAAATTTACTCCTCGGAATGAGGTTTTTGGGGTTGAGTTGTTGGGTCACCTTCTGGGAATAGCCAGTTGGTGATTTGAGCCTTAAGCTTTTCAGCCTCACTGCCAGAAATATCTTTTCCTAACTGGTCAATCGGGGTTAAGTTGAGTTGAACAGTGTAAATATCACCACCATCAATAGGCGGAAGGTTTTCAAGGCGCCTCACATCATTACGGCTCATCCAACCATTTTGCAATGATGTTGTATAGTAAGCCGCTCGACCTGCGCTATCTGCTCGAAGTAATCCCTCGACAGAAAACTCTGCATAATAATCATCATCACCACTCAATAAACAACGACTGATTTCTTGCTCGATATTGACAAGTAATGGCCTCAATGTGTTCGTTAAAAACTGCATGTTCATGCCTTCCACACTGGATGCCCAACTGCTTTGTTTATCCATATGGCCAACCATAAACGGAGGAACACGAAACCAGCGGCAAATTTCCTCTATACTAAAAGCCCTACTTTCTAACATTTGCGCTGCTTCAGGGTTCATAGTGACATTGTTGTATTTCATCCCCCCCTCAAGCACCATCATTTTTCCAGCATTCTTTGAACCGACAAAGCTTAATAAATAACTTCTAATGCGCTCTCGCTGCTCGTCATTCAAAGGAAGTTCTGAAGAAATAAAACCAGAGCTCTGCAGCCCATTTTCGAATATTTTAGCGGCTGATTCTTCAACTGATAAAGCTGAACCAATGACATTTCGCCCAGTTTGAATGGGGATCATTCCACATATGCCATCCATACCAAAACCACGGATATGCATCATATTTTTAATGGGTACTATTCTCTCTTCTTTGGTGAAAGGGTCTGTGTATTTATATTCAAGCATTCCACTAGCTTCATCACGCTTTACGACCATGTTTTGAGGAAGTAGCGGAACTAACGCAACAAGCTTTGGGCCGATGTATTTTTTTTCAATAAAGCTATTCCCGCGCAAACATAAACTAGCTACTACCATTAGCATGAATCTTGATGGCGTCATCTCTATATTAGGTTGCTTGCATAGCAACCTATAAACGGGATGCTCTTTAGCTAAAGTACGCGAACCGTCACTTCTGCTTTGGTAGATTTTTATAGGTAAAGTTGAAATAGATTCACTTAGTAGCCTCACACAGGCCCATACGGTTGAGAGCTGCATTGCTTTATCCGCAGTCACAAGCTTTCCGCTAGTGCTCACGCCACTCCATTCTTGCCAAAATTCTCCATTGGTTAGCGATATTGGGACGCCCAACCAATTAAGAAGCGCGCTCTTAACGCGCCCCGGCTTCTTGTTATGCTTCATCAGATACCTACTATGATTGGGTTATTTATGAATCCTGAGTAATCAGGCTTATCTTCATGCAGCATCGCTCTTCCGACTGCCATCATTGTCGAAACCGCACCATCAATTTTATTTTCATTGCCATCTTTGGTTGGCCTAACAACATCATCACTACCCGGCAAATATTTACCGACCACATTTTGAAAGCACCATGTCATGATAGGATTTCCATCATGATGGAATCGACCTGCAGCAAGTGCGGCTTCAATCTCTTTCATGGGATCACTCATATTTGTGTAGTTTTGCGTAATCGAAATAGGCTCCAGCCCTTCATCCTGCAATCGATGCGAAAGCGCAATAGCACCCGAGGGGTCGATAGGACTTGAAACGATGTTGAAATGCGCTCTCAATTTTAAAATTGAGTCCTCAATGAGCCGATAATCAACTTCTGCGCCATCGCTCGGAATGAGAGCACCTTGATTGACAAAGCTTTGATAGCGTTCAGCTGTTCGTAATTTGTCAGTATCCGTTGAATAAATAGTATCTTCAGGTGCAAAAAATAATGGTGACACTGAAAAATAATGCTTTTTACCGTTAATTTCGCGCTTAAAGATTGGTGCGACACAGTTCAAATCTAGCTTTGTCGCTAAGTCGATCCCTAAATAAACATCCTCGCCGTAGAAATCTTCAATTTTTAGGCTCTTGTCCTCCGCTTTTCGCCAGTGGTCCATGTTATAGAACGCTGATTTAGCGGTTACCCAAATATTGAAATGCTTCGTTTTGATTTGATTGGTCTGCCTGGGGGTTGTTATCCCTAGCTCTTGCTTTGCTAACAGGTAGTCATATTTGACAGAGACGCCACAGTTAGGATTCGATTTAATGACTGCTTCAGGTGCTTTCCAGTCATCCTCTTTATCTATCGTGTAGATGATGCCAAAGATTTGATCGTTAGCCCCACCAGTACGAATCCCCTCAAGAATTTCAGTTACTTGGCTGCGTTTATCATAACAAGGGCTTTGAATATCAAAACCTGCTGTCGTGATAATGAGTGTAAGTGGTTGCTCACGCGCTCCCATCCCCGTTGTCATTGTCGTATACAGCGCATCCGTTGAATGCTCGTGATACTCGTCGATAATCGCGCACGTTGGGTTATCACCATCACCAGGATCACCAATTAAGGGCGCAAATACAGAACCATCTGGGCGAGTCATTTTTTCTGCCCATGGCTTGATTTGAAAGCGTTTTCTTAATGATGGAAGCTTTTTGACCATCGCTAAAGCAGGTTCAAAGACTTTCCATGCTTGTTTTTCGGTGGTTGCACCGCAATACACCTCAGCGCCGTACTCACCATCAGCACAAAACATATAATTACCGACCGCAGCCGCAATGAGTGATTTACCATTTTTACGGGGTACTTCGACATACATTTCTGTAAATCGACGATTGCCACACTTCTTTTTTACCCAACCAAAAACCACACAGAAAATAAATAGCTGCCATGGCTCCAGTGTGATCCGTAGCTTTCGCTTTGCCCAATCACCTTTTGTGTGCGGCATAAGCTGAGCAAAACGACAAAACCTCTCAGCCTTATCTTTATCAAATCGATATGGCCAGTTTTTATCTTTCGCTTTCTGGAGGTCGCCTAAATGCCGTTGACATGACTGTTTGACATAGATACATGATGGAATTTTTCCGCTAACAATATCTCTAGCATATTGATTTGCCGCGTTGACGCTCGGATAAGTAGCCATAATTAAAACTCATCGAATTCGTTTCCATCATCATCTTTCTCTTTTGCGCCAGTGCTTCTCATTCGACTCAACGGGTCTAGGCCGAGCAATGATCCCAATCGTGCTATTTGCGAAACGCTGTCATTTCGAACAGCAACAGCTGGGTGCTTTTTAAGCCCACCAGATCCGCTCATTTCAGTAATACCACCACTTTCCAAGTCCATTTTGGCGTGCTTTAAAATAACCTGTTCAGCCGTAAGCATTAGTTGAAAAGCGTTACAATAAGCAACAAGTAATGGGGCATCTTCAAGTTCGAACGTGCCGCGATCAATTAAAATCTTACTTTGTGTTTTCCACAATTTTATTGCCGCATCACCCATCAATTCATCGGGTGGGGCGATTCGAGTAATACTGCTTTTTCCGTTTTTAGCAGGTAAATTTTTGCGTCGACCGCCACCCGAGGCACGGATACCAGTTGCCATTTAGCCTCCTAAAAAATGTTAAAAAGTTTCGAAAAAAATAATCCTTGATTCACGTCCGTAAAAATTTACCTGAAGCGGCAGTCCTAGAGGGCGAGAGGGGTAGAGATTTTACCCGCCCCTCCCCATAGATGATAATTATTATCATTCATATGAATATTCATATATAACAGCTACTTGCGCAATCTCTCTGTTGCTGTCTTCCTTTTATGGCAAGGCCAGCATAGTGATTGCAAGTTACCATCCTCATCAGTACCACCATGTGCTTTAGGTATGATGTGGTCGACAGTCTTGGCTTCTACAGCCCGGGGTAAGCAGTTTTGGCAAAGATATTTATCACGCTGAAGGATTCGAGGCCGTATCTTATCCCACTTAGAACCGTAACCTCGCTCATGTCGGCTCTTGCCGGACTGGTGGCTCTCCCACCCTGTGCTTATATGGTCTTGGCAATAGCCACTACGGTCAGTGGTTGTCTTGGTACATCCGCGCTTTCGGCAAGCACGAGGGATACGTGGCGGCATCGGTAACTCCTACGGTCGCTTGTTGTGGTGCGGTATTCAGCAATCTATCAACTATCATCTGCTGCTCTTTGATATCAGAATCAATAGTTGCTCTTTGCTTTTCCACTTCAGGTGGTAACTCTTTATCACCAAACATTGTGATAGCCGTCTTTATTAAATGAAGAGCAATGAGTTTGAGCACCTCATTGAATCCCTTAGATTCACTGTTGCAAACCGATTGTCTTGGCTGTGAGTTGCTCATAATTGCCATCCAGACTTAGCTGATTGAATATCGGCATGAACTCGCTCTAGGGAAGCTGCAAATGCTCTATCTGAATCAGCTATGGTCTGTTGTATTGATGTCATAGATGACTGCAATAGGCTAAATTTAGTTTCCAACCCTTTGATTCTACGCTGTTCGTCTGTTTCTGTTTTAGTTGTAGCCGTTAAAAATCCGCCTTCAGCGCCTTCCTTTGCTGCCTGTCGCATAGCACTATCTATTGCTATGCCTTTTATCTTTAAGCTCGGAATGGGTGCCGGTGTTATATAAGAGCTATCAATAAATACCTGACCATTTGTAATAAAGAACTTATCAGCGCTAAATCCAACACTTGCTGGCTGCTTCAGTCCCGTGCTAATCATCAGCCCTTCAATACGTTTTAATTGTGCTTCCAGCTTATCTAAGTCAGTGCTATCAACTGATATCTTTATAAATAGGGTGGCTATTTCTTTTTTATCTGACATGTCTGTCTCCATAAATGAAAAAGCCACCAGTGATTAGCTGATGGCTATGGATATTTTATTTAAGTATACTCACATCGCTTCACAATAAATTTCTTTACTTACTTTTTTCAAATCAATTAAGGGTATCAAAATGCAAAGAAAAATAATTGTTGCCGCACTCGTAGCGTTCGTTGCTCCAGTGATTGCAAATGCTTCATGCGACAGTGTTGTTGAAGAGATTACACAAAAGATTATTAATAATGGTGTGCCTGAAGAGGGTTTTACCATTACTGTCGTTTCCAATGAAGAAGCTGCATCACAGCAAGGTACTGTTGTTGGTAACTGTTCAAATGAAACACAGCAAATTATTTATACAAAAAAATAATTGCTGCTATGCAGAGGGCTTTATTCAAAGCCCTCTCACTTTTTATTCGAGTTGTAGAACGCCGTGTTCGATTGAATCTGAATAAGCCACTAGACCTTCATAAACAACATTATCACCATCAAAGGCTTTGCCCACTTCAATAGTGTAAGACAGTTACCCTTCCTCCCGCGCTAACTCATGAAGAGACTTGATTTGTTCTGGTATTAATACGATTTTGCTCATCAATAAATACTCCGATTTGGATTAAGCAATAAGTAGTGATAATATCCTGCCGCTGGTTAAGGATGACTGGTCCTACAACAATAATGATAAAGATGCATTTCCATTAGATATGCCCTTCTATAGAGGGGCTTTTTTTATTTGCATACGCGTTTTTCAATATTCTTTTCCGTATTTCGTAACAATTTATACCTAGATTATTTAACCTATGTTGGTACCATTCGCACACCCATTTGACATTTGGGTATTCATAAACAAAAAATTGGTTCTATTAATCAAATATTTCGCCCCGCGCCAACGAGGGGCTTTTTTTATTCTTTCGGAATGCTTTTATCCAACTCTTCACGGAATTGAGATGGTTTATCGAAGCCTTGTGTTGCCATGTTATTTCTCCATTAAAAAGCCCCGCAATTGCTAGGCTGACATATTTAGTTAAGATTTTTTACACTTATTCATCAGTCAATGTATTAATCTTAAAAATAGACATATATAACAATAAACCTACTAGGCAGTGTATATAGTTAGCCCATATTCCACTAGGCGGTGGTATGGGCTATTTTTTTACCCTTTTCCCTTCAATTTTCCGTGCTGCTTTCCTACATAATAAAACCACCAATAACTAGTTGATAGCTATTAATATTTAACTTATGTACAACTAGTTGCAATTAACCAAGTAAAGAGTGCTAATTATGAATGAATATCACATGACAGGGATTGTAATTGAATTTATGTTAATCATGTGCACATACTATTGCTTCAAAGATATAAAAGAAGCATCCCCATCGGGAGCAGCATTTAGAACGCTAATTGGTGTCGTTCTTTTTCTTGCCTCAGCATATGGTGCAATGCTACTTTTTATTACTCTTATTATTTGACCTCAATAACTCATGTTGTTTTATTGTCTAAAATATCCACTTATAGAGATAAATCAGACCTTCAATTACTCCCCATCCAAGCGCTGTGCATACGAAACCAAGTAAAAGGAATGCTCCTGATCCAGGTAAGTTATTAAACATAATTACCACCTTGTTATTTACTATGCCTAGCCGCTTCAATCTCTCTAATGGCTTTTTTATCTAAATTACATTGCTCGATAACTGTTAGTAGCGACTCATTTATCAATAGAGAGTCACCCCAAGGAAATGTCTCAGGGATGTATTCAGGTAAACAATCATTGAGTAGATGAGCTGGAATGGACACTGATGGCGTTTGAACGTATTCTATTCGCGTGGTTGTGCAACTCGACAGTAGCATTACGAGGAGCATCAATAGCAGCACACTTATCATCCACAATAACGGTTTTGATAATGGTTTTAACCGTTTTAGAAGCCACTGCCGCCGCGTCACGTTCCCTAAGGTTATTTCGTGAGATTTCATTAAACGTTACCGAAAGTTCTAAAACGGTGGATAATATGAATTGACTTGTAGCCGCTTCATTTTCTAATCGCTCAATATCTTTTTTTACCAAAATATTGCTGTCATAAAGCGTTACAGCCCACCAGCTCACAGCAAATAGCGCTAAAAATAACCAGAATGAATTATCTATTTTCATAAATTCACCTGCTTACCTCGGTAGTGATCTAGGGCTTTTTGACATCGTTTTTCTAAACTTACCTTGTCAATACCGCAGGTATCATCTCTGAGTACATATACGCCAGTTGCCAAGTAGATAGGGAATCCGATAATGAAAGCGGATATGCATAAGCGAACTCGCCAAGGCATACGGCTTTTTCTACTTCTCGTCTTGTCATTAACCCTTTCCATTTGACGCCCCCAGCATATATCCAGCGTTTAAGTTCATTACATGCGCCAGCTTGGTCACCAGCGTTAAGCTTTTTAAGTAGCGTAGAACGTGAGAATGCCCCTGTTCCGACGTTATAAGTGAAAGAGTAAAGTGCAGCCCTTGTGTAATCAGGGATATTAACCTTAATTAAAGGGTTCACAGCCTTAGCGACAATTGCCAAGTCTTTTTCTAACAGCGCATAACACTCGGCTTTTGTATAGGTTTTTGTGGGGATAATGTCGGGGCCCGTGTGCCCATAACATACAGTAAGAACTCCCACTACATCACGGTAAGGCTTGGACTCATACCCTTCAAACTCTGCAATCATCGCAACAGTTAAGGTCACCAGCCCACCAGCTGCAGCGGCCATTTTTATTTTATTTGGTATTTTTGCCACTGTTAGCCTCTCTTAATTTGAATTCTTTCCGTTTGTAGTACCAATTCACTAAGAAGGTAGCGACAGTACAAATAATCCCGATGAGCACCGCCCATTGGTCTAAAGATAACGCCCCTGCCGCAGTGGTTATTACTCCTAATGCATAAGAAAAGGGGCTTGAGTATTTTTCGTGCATACGCATATCCACCCCCTGCGGAGTGTTCCGATGTTTAGTTAATAGAAAGCCACCAGTAATAGCAGCTAAATTTAGATTCATGAATTTAATCAGTATTTGAGATAAGTTAGAGGTTCAGCCCTATGTGACTTACCGAAGGGATGGCTGATTAACTTCGGAGTGAGGATTTTATGTCTAAATTTATTGTTAATGGCGTTTATGATTTATCTCATGCTTATGTAGTAGACCCAATTCCCAATGTTAAATATTTGGTAAATGTAAGCTTAAACGTCAATGGTATGAATGCAATGATTGGTATTGATGCTGTTTCTAACGATTTAAAAAATAAAACAATAGATGAAATTGGAAGATTAGCCTATCAGCAATTTTTAGCTAGCACGAGATGTGACTAATAGTCTTAGTTCGTTCATTGCCACTGCGTTGGTTTCTTGTATGTAGTTAACAGCTTGATTGGCACTTTCAAGCTGTTTTTCTAATGCTGTTACTCGTTCATCTAAACTACGATCCGCTTTTACCTTAGAAATACGGGTAATTCGTGCTTTTTTGATATTTCGACTCATAACTACCTCTCTTAAATAGAAAAAGGCCACGCAATGCGCAGCCCTTGATTGATTCTCACCTACTGAATTAATACCTTCTGTTATATGCCTTCTGGTCTATTATTGCTCTCTGGCTATCCTTAACACTGTTTAATGTGCTATCAGCATAAGGGTCATCTTTAGGTCTTTCCTTGCTAAAATCTTGCTCAGAAGATACGCACGCAGAAAGCATTACCGCAAAAACGATTATCAATAGCCTCATTTAATACCTCACATTAATATTTGTGTAAGATTTTAGACTAATTGAGGGCGGTAAGTTCAGTTCCCCAATTAAACATTATTGAAACGATAAGACAGTTATAGGTATTGTGGAGGGATGCACTAAGAGTATATGGTGTTCAGGTTTCCCAAGGCGTGTACGCTTCTATCCTGATAAGTACAGATACCCCATGCGAGTTAACCAATCAGCCTTGCCATTCTCCACAATGAAAATCCTACTTACTTTAAAATCACTATGCGCAAGATAGATGCCGATAAATAGAGTTTCCATTGTGTAAATCGAGTTGCTTTTGTATATTTACCTTAAGTAACGTTAGTGATATAAATTAATCTGCAAACATTTAGAGAGCTTTTTTTCTGGTTTTTCCCAATGGTATGTATACCGCCACCTCTTGCTGTAGGTGGTTTTTTTTACTTGCTGAGCGTGGGTGATATACAATAACTATTCCACAGTTTGTCAATTTGCGATTTATCAAAAACTTCCCCAACGCCATCTATCGCTGGTATTGATATATTAATTTCCCCATCAGGCTTTATATATACTTTAACCACAAAGCGCTTAAATTCAACTTCACTGACAAAGTCATAGTGTCGTGATACATAGCCACAAACATAACCAACCTCTCCACCATTATGAGATATTTTATTGAAGTGGTATTCCATGTCTTTAAAAGACTCTAATTTAGGGCTATTCAAATATCCAAGCACAGTGCGCTTTGTTCTTTCAATAACACTCACATCATCTTTATAGGAAAGAGTTAACCCTAGCACAAAGCCAGCACCTAGTAAAAATAACGCAATAATAAAATTAAATATTTTACTCATAACAAAAACAGTCTCTTAAATAGAAAACCCGCCATTACTGGCGGGTCTACACCGTAATCCTAATTTACCTAGTATGGGACGCCACGATTAAGTGAAATACGGTGTATCTCCTATATCGGGATGATATTTATTCTTTTCAAGTACCCGCATTATATCCCAAAACCTACTTGAAATTTTACCATCAATATCTATATTTTACTTGCTGGTTGTATTTATGTTTAACAAACAAAGTGAGGCAATTAAATGAAGAAAACACTGTTTGCTACTGCAATTGCAATGTCTTTGATATCTGCATCAGCTTTCGCTGCAACAGATGCAAAACCTGTATCTAAATGGACGTGCGAAGATTTTTTAGCAATCGATGATGCATTTTATCCAACAGCAATTGGTGCTGCTGAGATTATCACCCAGAAAGGTAAGGTAGAAGACCCTACTTTAGATATTAGTGGTATCGAAACATCCACTCCGTTAATCGTTGAAGCTTGCGAAAAAGCTCCCAAAGAATCATTTATTCAAAAAGTCGAAGCTCATTTGAAAAAAATGTAATCTAAAGACCCCATCTGCTTAGGTGGGGTTTTCTTTTATTATGCATAACTACACATGTAACTCTGACCAAACGCAACAGCAAGTCTTATGTTTGTTTTGGACATAAAAAAACCCCGCATTGCGAGGTCTTGAATTAGTGTATTATGCGAGACTTTTGATTTTATTGTATTCCTGCTTTATTCAACGCCTCATATTTTTCACACGCTTTTTGGGCTCTCTTTGCACATAGTTCCCCAAACATTTTTTTGGCTAATGGTTTATTTAATTCTATATTTGAACCTTCAAGACCTTCCGAATATACCAGCGCTAAAAAATATTGAGAGCTAGCATTTCCTTGTTCAGCAGCCTTATGAAACCATTGCATTGCTCGAGGTAAATCCTTATCAACCCCTTTACCTAACATATAGTTTTGCGCAGTTAGGAATTGGGCATTGACATCCCCTTGTTCTGCAGCTTTTTGAAACCATTTAGCCGCTTGTGAAACGTCTTGTTTAACTCCCATTCCCAAAGAATACATCCCACCCAATGCAATCTGGGCATCTATATCTCCCTGCTCTGCTGCCACTTCACATGATTTCACTTCCGTTATTTCACATTTTTTTGCATACCCAAAAGCAGGAAGCAGCAATAATATGCAGAGAAATATTTTTTCCATTTATATCCTTATAAAAGCTAAATATAGGGCAAGTATATAATTCTGATATTAGCTATAAAACTATATAAACCGTTCTCAAAAAACCCGCATTGCGAGGTTTCATTCTATAAGTTCGGTTACAACGTATTCACTCTTATCACAATAGCAATATTTTTGCGTACGCGTTAGTATTTTAATACAATACTTAAAACAAATTTCACAAATGGATCCAACTATGAATTTCTCTTACTCAAAAGAAGATGGATATACTAAAAAATGTTTAGTTAGAGCTTTCAAAGTAAACACTTCAAGTACAGACGTTCTTTTCGACCAAATATCTAATTCAGATAAATTTAAAGTTGATAAAGTAATAAAAATAAGTAAAGAAAAACACCTAAAACTTAAAGAGTTTTCAACTAAAAAAGATATTCATTACATGCACTTTGCTTTATACAACCCAAAAGAGCAAGTGTCTATAACACCACCAAAAAAGAATGCTAGCGACTTACTTGAGGTTGAGAACTTAGATAGCCTTCACGCTTTTTTCCTAATTAAAAATAATCATATTGCTTCATTAATGCAGATATCTACCAACTGGTGTGAAAATAAAATTGCTACTATTTTTGAGCAATTTGGCATAACCATCACCCCAACCCCTGTGCTAGAGAAAAAAGTAATAGAAAAAATTAAAGAGCAAAAATTTAGAGCTTTGCATATAGATATCTCTGTAGAACAGTCTGACTTTGTCAAAGCTCCGTCAACGTTCGCCTCAATATTCAAAAAAGAACCAAAAACGAGAACAAAAGGAATTTCGGGACATCTAAAAATTGATGCCTCTGGAAACGCTGAAATAGCTCAATCTATAGAAAATAATCCTGCAAAATGGGTTGCTGATTTATCATCAGATTTTTATATTGAGACCAAAAAAGGTGAAAGAATCTATGGGGATGACATGAAACTGACAAAAACCTATTTTGCTGTACCTTATGGCTCTAAATCTATAAATGCAAAATATGCCAAAGAAATTCTAGAGGATTTTGTTGAAAAAGAGCTATAATCAAAGAAACAAAGGGGGCTAACATGTTCAACGAACTTAATATAAAGGGAATACTTGCAACATCATTGAATGTTTTAGCCTCAGCAGCATTTTCATACTTTCTTACTTATAGTTTGACCAATAATAATGATGCATTAAACCTAGTCGCTAACGTATTTTCTATTCTCTCTGGATTTTTGCTGTTAGTGATAACCATGTCTGGTGAAAATTCAACAATTATGAACGGTCTTTCGCTACTTGATGCAGCTAATCAAGAAAGGCGTTTTCTAATGCGCTTTACAAAGTATTATATGCTATTTTTGCTTTACATATTGACACTTGCCTTAATTTTTATTTTTTATTTGCTATCTAAAGATACTCAGAATAAAAATGAGCATTTTTTGTTTTTAAAATCATTTATTGGATATTCCATTTCTTTTTTAACATGTTTTTCATTTATTCAATCAACATTTATTCCATTGAAAATAAAAGCGTTATTTGAAGAGAAAAAAGAGTTAAGCAAGAAATAAGCCGCAATTACGGCTTTTATAATCTCAGACTAAAATAAAGCATAAACAACCATTTATAAATCCCATAGCTGATTGAAGTTCTTTTCTTATTGTACCATCAGCACATTTCCTCTTTTTAGCGATAGAACGTAACGAAATTCCAGCAACAAAATGGGCGATAATTAATTCGTATTCTTTAGGTTGATATTTTTTTAAGCAAGAAATGCAGCTGTCTAAAAGTATGCCTTCATCATCATCACATTGAATACGAGATTTCCTTGTATTTGGCAATAGCCCTTTAAATCCCGCCGCTATAGGTTGCCAATCAACACCACTATTTTCCGATGCAGCCCATGCCCCCCAAAGCTCCAATCTTGTTTGAATATCACTCATAAAAACAATCTCCACTGCGTTCCGCATAACGCATTAACCGAAAACACCCAGACCGATAGACCGATCTAGAAATTGAAATAACAAAACCAACTGGCTACCGTGTTCCCTTTCCCATTCCGTTTTGTCTTTATGCAGTTCATCATGATGAATTCTGCACAAGGGGATCGTAAATAAATCATGTGCTTTAGTACCCATCCCCCCTTGCCCATAACCAATTAGGTGATGAGCATCATGCGCTATGGAGTTACAGACACAGCAAGGTTGAGACTTAACCCACCTAAGGTACTTTTCACTTACCCAACGCTGTAATTTAGGCTTCAACATCAAGCTAGCTGGTGGTTCGGGTTCGACGGTTAAATTTAACACAGGTTTTGATACCCGCTCACCACTCGCTATGTCGTTGAGGTATTGATCAGAAAGAGAGATAAGGCCCGATGCTTTGTGCTTTAGCTCTTGTGGCAAAGTCATCAGTAGCATTCTGCCGTTGAATGTATGCATATGTGCACCAGGCTTAAATATTATGGCTCCAATTTCTGGTACCAGTATTGGTGTTAATATCCATTGGTAACTCATTCTATTCCCCACATTTACGCAACCGTACTTGCGCTTTCATGCATACTGATTGTTATTTCAAAGCGCCCACCCTTGACTACTTCACACCACTCCATTTCAACTCGCTTAACTTGGCCGTCATCCTTCCAAATGTTGGCATGCGTTAATGCGTCGAATGGTGCTTTTAAATAGTTATCTATGTCCCGCTTGTGGTTTGTTGGCGGGTACATTTTTACTTTTACTGTAACGGGCTCTGTTATCGCTATCGGTTTACGCCTTAATTGCTCATAAATGGCGACAATCGCACTGCCACGAAATTTACGGCCTTTCTCGCTAATTAGCGTTCTGCCATTCACATTACGCCAACATGCATTAACACTTGGTGGAAATGGCAATACAAGTAATATGCTCATGCTCTTACCCCTGCCAATAATGCATCAAACTGTCGAACTAAAGCGGACAAAGTTGTCTCAGCAACAATCCCATTTGAACTCGCTGAAGTATCATGAGAACGAAACTTCCCATCCCTTAGCATTTTTTCACAATCATCAGATACGTGATAAAGACCATCTTTGCCTTGATACACCAAGCCATAGTTGATTAGAGATTTGATGATAGTTGTCGCCCCAGAGTGCTTTTTCATATTAAACTCATTGAACAAATCATCACGACTAAACGGTCGGCCTTTGAAGTGAGTTGTGAACTCGATATACCGACGTTTCTGTGAAGAAATCATACTGTCATCTCCTTTGCTGCTTGTTCTGCTGCTTGCTGCCAAATGCCTTTCCATGCAGCACGGCCCGCAAATTCATTAAGTCGACCTAAGCCGCTTTTGCTGGCCATTTCTTTGGCAATTTCTTGGATCCTATTAGCTGGCTTCCAGCCCGTTGAGAAAATTTGCGTGAATACAGTGTCACGTTCAACAGTGTCGATACTCATAGCCACCTCACCCGGCTTTAGCCATTTACCGTTGGCGCATATAGGGCGACCAGCCTCATTCCATTTCTGAGCCTTTTCGAAGTACTCCATACAGTTTTCAGGGCTAAATAATGTTTTTGGCCGCAGGTAATCACACATTTTTGAGTCATTTAGCCACTTGGCTGTGATGTAGTCAGTTACCAGAATTAAATCATCCGAGGTATAGTTTTCAGATAGACGGGCTCTGATGTGGCCCATAGTGGTTTTCCCATCCCGATAACTTGAATTCGTGACTTTATTGAAATGCTCTAAAACAATTTGCGCTTGGTCTGGCTCAGCATGAGCCGGACAAAAAGAGTTACTCTCTGTTGTAATCTCTTGAGTATTCTTTGTAGTACTCTCTGTAAGATCAGGGCAATTTGCCCCGTTCGATGGGGTCATTTTGATATTATTCGAACGCTTCATTTTGCGCTTATCGATATGGTCATTTTGACCTGTTCGAATGCGCTCGGCTGAACTATTCGATGGGTTCAATTTGACCTCATCGGATAACAACACATGTTCATAATTTATAGAATAATAATTAGTACGGTCATGAGTTCGTTTATTGATTTGCTCAATATTTAATACACCCAACTTTTTTAAATTGTTAAATGCACGCTTAATTGTGGATTCAGAAAAATATGGGAATTGTTCACGCCATTCTTCAATAGTGTTATAAATCCAGCGGTGCCCCTCATAGTCAACGCCCGACGAGGTTTCAGATAGCCAATACTGAACTTGCTGAAGCAATAAAGCCTCATTCAAGCCCAAGCGTACCGCTAGTTCAGGTATAACAATTTGTGGGCGTGTTTTAAGTAGTAATAAGCTGCTCATTCCATCACCCTTGTGAATTCGGCTTTAAATTTGTACAAAGGGGCGAAGCATTCATGTTCATAACCATCACGCATGAAAATGACCCACTGTTTGACTCGGTCATATCGTATGACACGAACACGAATACCGCGCTTATCCAGATAAATGCGATTGAGATTATTGGCATCTTCATTGGACATGATCCCCTCTCCCGCAATTGGCATTAAAATCATCTACCAACCACTCAACAAACTTGTAGTTGGTCTCCTGCCGTCCTTCTGGTACTTTTAGTTCATAGACAAAACGGCCATTACGTATAGAAACTCTTACTTGCGTTCTGTACCGTAAATTCGCTACACTGCTCATGCTAGTTACTCCACACAAGTTGTTATTAGCACCCGACGCCTCGGACCGCATATCTGGGGCGTCAACCTTTCTTATGTAATTTAATGAGCGCATTGATAGCCCCTCTAGTGCTTGCGATTGCCCTATCCAACATGGTCATAATTTGCTTTTCTTCATGCCTATCAACAACACCGTCTTCCAATGCTTTACCAATGAATACAACTAACTCACCGCGAGTTGTTGATGCACGAGTTTGTAATTTGAATAATTCGGGTTCGTCTAAATCCTCTGGGCTTATCTTTTCCACCAGCAATAAATTTCTTCTGTTTGCGTAATATCCAGCAAGAAATGATGTGTTAGATAAATCCTCCATTGCCTCAAGCTCTTCACGCTCAAAAAAACGACAGCCGTTTTTCTCGTACAAGTTGTTATTGAACGTGGTTTCTGTCATACCCAATGCACCTGCCATCGCTGAACGTCCACCGGGGTACGCCTTACACATCTCTTTCACGACTTCTTTTAATGTTTGTTTGCACATATCTACAATTCCGTTGTTTTGTTGGTAGTTAACTCAGTTAGTTGGATTTGGTACTTTATTGATAAAGTGCAGGGTCAAACCTCAATTCACCTTTCGTTCTGTAATCAGCCTCAATGGCACGATTTTTCGGAATTAATTGATTGGGCCGTTTTTTCCACTGGTAAAAAGCTTCGGGGCTTATCCGAAAAAACTCAGCAATTTTATTAGTGGTTCCGAAGTATTTTTCGATCTGCTCTGTGGTCATAACACCTCCTGATTTCTAAGTTAAGTTAGATATTAATTGTTAATTTATATTTGGTCAATAAAAACTAAGATAACTTAGGTTTATATGAAATGGACTTAGGAATGAGTAAAACTGAAAACACCATCGGAAGCAGAATAAAGGCCTTGAGGGATATCACTAAAACCACCCAAAAAGAACTTGGTCGGTACTGTGGCGTATCTGATGTTACTGTCGGGTATTGGGAGAGAGACCTAAATGCACCACGGAGTGATGCTCTATTGAAATTAGCTAGGTATTTCAATACAACTGAAGCATATATATTGTATGGTATTCCATCTAAGCAAACATCTAACATAATCACGAGCGCACAAAAGGTGCCGATTTTATCTTATGTCCAAGCTGGCAACTTCACTGACTATGCGCCAAATCAAATTTACGATGATGATTTAGAGTTCATAGAGACCACCCTTAAAGTATCGCCTCTATCATTCGCATTGCGCGTCATTGGCGACTCCATGACAAATCCTTATGGCTTACCGTCAATCCCAGAAGGCTCAACAGTTATTGTTGATCCTGAAGCTGAAGTTGTTAGTGGTAAATTTGTTGTCGCTAGATTACAAGGCTCTGATGAAGTTACCGTGAAACGTTATGTTGTTGATGGCCCCAATAAATTTTTAATGCCACTAAACCCCCGATATGACAACATTCCAATCAATGGTAACTGTGAAATAGTCGGTCTCGTTCGTGGTGTTCAATACGAGCTATAGCCTCCCTTCTTAATTTAAATCTAAGTTTTCTTAGATTTTATATTGACATAAATCCTAAGTTGAATTAGCTTATATCTAAGACAACTTAGGAGGCACTCAATGCAAACCAATTCAAATGAACCAATCGTCACTTTTAGCGTTGCTATGTCGCAAGAAGATGCTGCAGCATGGATTATGGAAAAAGCCGCTGAACTTCAAAAGCTGGCGGCACTTAAAGCTAAGCAAGTCGAGCTGCAGCGCCAATTAGAAAAGCTCGATGAAGATATTTTCGATCAGTCTGAACGTTGCCAAGTCATTATTAGTGCTTAACTAGGTTTAATGTGCGAGGTGATGGGTATGTGTAATGAATCTAAGTGCCAGAAAATTATTGATTTAATGAATGACGATAACACCAGAGATAGAATAAAAGCCCCAGCACAAAAAATCACTAATATGCACGCAAACTTAACAGCAAAAACAGAAAATAAAACGCATGACCTAAACGTTGGTTTACTAGGGATTGCTGGGCACTTACTTGATGAAATGGAAAAACAATTTCAACTAAAAGGTATAGGCCCAGCAGCTAACTATAAGCTAGCGGTACTTAAAGCTCTGGAATGTATAATTCTTTTAAAGTGATACCCTGCTCTTCTAATCGGTCACGTAATCGACCAGCTAGAAAGCGGTATGTTTTATCAAATTCGTCCCGTTTGTGTTCTTCATTGGCGAAATCAATTTCAACGCTATTATTTAAAGAACCAAATAAATCGACAGTTTTATCGAATACATGTAGTGCAAATTGTTCTTTAGTCATTTTTAGATTGTCTGACATAAAAAATTCTCTTGGTTGTGTAGGGCTTCCAAGAATACCACAGCCGCCTGATGTGGATAAGTTAGTTCAGGCAACCTTATTAACTGTGTGGAGTGCTTAGTATGGGAATGCTTATTCTTACTCGAAAACCAACCGAAGTTGTGGTTATTGGTGATGATATTAAAGTTACAATTTTAGGAGTAAAGGGTAACCAAGTGCGGATTGGTATTGATGCCCCAAAAGATATTAGTGTCCATCGTGAAGAAATTTATAAACTAATTTTTGCTGATAATAATAAGTCTGAGTGATAGTTATTTATTGTATTTAAATTAAAACCAAATCAATAAATAAAAAAATACCGCCAATAAATTCAGCGGTAAATAATTAACACACAGGGATCAGCTCATTCTATAGGAATATAAGTAACTGTAGAATTACTTAAGCTTAGTCCAAAGATATAAATAAACAAGAAATTAGCAAAAAAACCGACATATAATATGCCGGCAAATAATAGCAAGTATCGCGTGTTACTTAATAAGTATAGTCAAAAATTAAAAGTCTGTATGCGGCAGAATGTGGAGGTAATTATGCAAATGCTAACTTTGGAGGAATGGGCGAGCGAACGTTATAGAAGTCGCCCTCCTCGCCTGGGGACATTACAACGCTATGCTAGGAATGGCTTGTTCTATCCACCAGCACAAAAAGAAGGTGGTATTTGGCGTGTGAGAGAAGATGCCGACTTAGTCGGTAATTTAACATCACCAGTTATCAATAAGAATGATAACCCAAAATTACAAAGGATTTTAAACGATGGCTGCCCGACCACGTAAAAATAACGTCAACATCCCTAATCTCTACCCACTATTTAGCAGAAAAGCTAACAAGATTTATTGGCGTTATCGTCACCCTATAACTGGAAAATATCATGCCCTCGGTGACAATGAGGCTGAAGCTCGTGAAATTGCGATTGAAGCTAATAACCGGTTAGCTGAACAACGTAGCCGTCAAGTCATGGCGATCAGCGATAGAGTAGCAAGAATTAAAGGTAAAGAGATCACCGTAAATACTTGGCTGGATCGCTACTGGGTAATACAAGAGGAACGCCTTACTGACGGTGATATAAAACAAAATACATATAAGCAAAAAAGAAAACCTGTGGACCTAATGCGCCACTCTCTCGCAATGAAGCCTTTACCTGCAGTTGATGCGAGAGATATCGCATCAATACTTGATGAATATAAATCTAATGGCCAACATCGCATGGCTCAGGTTATTCGATCTGTATTAATCGATGTGTTCAAAGAGGCGCAGCATGCTGGTGAAGTCCCACCAGGATATAACCCTGCACTCGCAACTAAACAACCAAAAAGACGAATTACCCGCCAGCGCCTTAATTTAGAGGAGTGGCAAAAAATATTTGAAGTAGCAGACAAGCAACATAAGTATTTAGGCAATGCGATGTTATTAGCAGTAATTACCGGGCAGCGACTTGGCGATATTTCAGCAATGAAATTTAGTGATATTTGGGATGACCATTTGCATGTAACGCAAGAAAAAACAGGAAGTAAACTGGCTATTCCACTAGCATTAAGCTCTGATGCATTAAACATGTCGCTGAGGGATGTTATTTCTAGATGTAGAGACCGTGTTCTCAGCCCATATCTAATCCATTATTTCCGTACAACTTCTCAAGCAAATCGAGGTGACCAAGTCACTGCAAATACAATAACAACAAATTTCAAGAAGGCACGAAATAAAACTGATATTGATTGGGGTGAAGGAACACCAGCTTCATTTCATGAACAACGATCTTTATCAGAAAGACTCTATCGAGAACAAGGAATTAACACTAAAGATTTACTGGGTCATAAATCGCAAAAAATGACCGATAAATATAATGATGACCGGGGTAAAGATTGGGTAAAAGTAGTTATTTGA